AGTTATTCCAAGGGTACCAGTTGCTTCATGAGCCTGGGACCTCGCGCCTTTCTGAACGTGCGTAGCCGTCCAGCCCCCGTTAAAGGGCCTCCTGTAGATAATTCCGCCAGCGGTTCTACAGTTAAACGGTGCACATGTTCTTCGAGCATGCTTCGCACTAAGCAAGTGATCCATAATGGTCTACAGTTGCTTCGGATTCGGTACGGTATCCCGTACGTCGAACTTCCGGACTGTAGGCCTTCAGACCTATCTCGCTTGCTCTCTTATCTTTTGCTACAGGGGAAGGAGCGTCCCTCTGTAGTGTTCCCTCGTCGCCAGCGGCGAGGGTTCTCAATTGACGGTCTGACGTCGCTAGTCAGATTGGAAAGGAAGACACGCTGGGGGCTTGCCCACAGTATGTCGTCAATTAAACGCAACCTCCCATCCAGTTGCTCCTTACACACTCCGTCGTCGTATTCTGCATGGCGGCAGAATGCGACCTCTCAACCTCCCCCCCCTCCTTCGGGTTATCTTCAGTTCGTTAAGTCGACTGTAACCCGGCTCTTCCCTTCTAACTGGGATAGGCGATATCCCTCCTTCGTCGGAGGTCATGCGCCGAACCCCAGTGCCCGTAGGCCACGACAGTCTAGAGCGGATGCTCTCTGGGCCGGTCGTAGGGATGAGTTCTTTATCGGGTGCACACGTGAGTCAGAGTTGCCATCTGTGTTCACTGCCCGATACAAAGAAGTACTTACCGCAGGTAAGTGTCGACCGTTACTCATCTACGATGAGAATGTCGAGCTTCTGGCACCGCTACATAAGCTGCTTTACTCGCAATTATGTAGACAGCCCTGGCTTCTTTGCGGTCCTCCGACCGAAGAAAGGATGGCATCTGTCTGTGTCAACGCTTTCCAGACCTCCGTGGATCTGGTTAATGCAACTGACGGCCTTTCGCATGCCACAGCGGAAGTGATCCTCGACGCCCTTTTCTTCACCTCGGTGAAGATACCCCGCAGTCTTAGAGCGTTGGCTAAGGCTTCTCTTTCGCCTGTTGTAGACAGGTGGTCGGGGCATAGTGCGTTTAGGGTCCGTCACGGACAGATGATGGGGGCCTACCTCTCCTTCCCTCTTTTATGTATCCAGTCTTACTGTGCTGCCTCCTGGGCAGCTAGGTTCGATCCGGAAGCTACTTTCCTCGTGAACGGTGATGACGCTGTCATATCCGCGGCTCGAGGTATCACTGTGGGGGACTACCCCGCTGGGTACCAGCTCAACAGTGATAAGACGATCGTAGCTGAAAATGTGTGTGAGGTCAACTCTACATGTTTTCTTAAGTCTAAGAGGGGAAGATGGAAACTGGTAAACCATCTTAGGAGAGGTGGGGCTCCTTCCGATTATCAAGGAATGTTGCATATGGCTGCCGCTGTTTCTAATGCGGGCTTACCTTGGGTGGATGCGTTCCAACGGGCGCGAATCGGAAGGAGATGGGGTTTTCTCCCTTCTCAACTAGGTCATAGGACCTACCCTGCGTTTCGTAGAGAGCAGGGACTTTCTCGACGGTATTTTACTCCGCTTCCCGTTTCGCGCAAGCGAGATGAAGAGAAAGGGTTGTGTAGGATCTATGGAAGAGATCCTACTGCCATCGAAGTGGAGGCACTTCGTTCCTTTATATGGAAGAATGGCAGAAGTGGAGGTTTGAAGAGAGACGTATTCGCCCCGTCCCCCGGGCATATACGTCGGACCTACGGATACAAGGCTCGCCCGTGTATCTATAGTCTCACCTTCGTCGGATGGGTCTATAGGGTCCCTGAACCCGTCAGGGCCGGTTGGTTTCTCCTTCCTGAGGAGTTTCTAACCGATGAAGATAATGAGAGTTATGCACGATTGGCAGTTATACGCGACAATTTTATAACTGCGCTGGCCGTGCATGATTAGGCTGAGTGCGCCAGGCACTTGTGGCCTTCCTGGAGGAGCCCAGGAGCGGTGTTTCGTTAATGGTGAGCTCGTTGAAGCACCTACCGGTTCTCGAGACTAGCGGTAAAGGTTGGGGGGATTACTCAACCTTAGAATATGCAAAGACTGAGGGGCAGGTGAGGGCCTTAATTGCCTATCGAACCTACCCATTCTTCGCGCCTTCCTCAGCTCTGCTGACGTCGGGGCCGTTTGGGGTGGGGGACCCCCTCCTCCTATCCCAACCTTTGCTTCTAGTTTCCCCTGGTAGGCTAATCAACTATAAAGAGACTTTACAGTTACAGCTCTACACCAGAATCATTTGCTCTTGTCGCCGATCCGTCGCGGGGCCCGTTCCAGCGGGCAGGATGGAAGGCAGAGGAGGTACCTCGCAGCGCTGGGCTGCCGGTACTAGTGGCACCCGTATGGGATAGGTCCACAATATAGC